ATGTCCACAGGTTCTGGAGTTATTGATATAGTTACAGTTCTTTATGATGGAACAAATTATTATTTAATACCTCAACAAGCCTGGAGTTAATATGCCAATAGGACAAGCGAAGTTTGGACTACTTGGAGGTGTTGTTGATATACCACCTATGGAACATATACAAACTATTACTGCAAGTAATGTTTCTGAAGTTATTTTTAACAGTATTGAAGAAAATAAATATCAAACTCATTTATTAATTACAACAAAATATAGCATGGTTTCTGCACAGGCTTTTAATCCTGCTATTCAATTATATGAAAGTGGAACATTACAGACAGGAAGTGTATATGAATATGCAGAACTTGAAGGCAGGGTTGACGCTAGTGGTGGTAGTAAACAAGAAAATAAATCAACAGGTATAACAGTTTTAAAATTTATGACAGCAAATGTATATACTACAAGTGATGTTGCTAGTGGTTATGCTTATTTATATAATTTAGGAGATAGTAATAAAATGAGTTTTTGTACTTATTCAAATTATGCAAGAGAGGAAAACAATAAATTTAGATTTTTTTATGGAAGTAGTATCATGACAAATACTTCTGCTGTTGATGGATTTAGAATTACTGCTGCACAAAATTTTAATGGAATATTTGAGTTGTATGGAGTTACAGGTAAATAATGAGTTTAGAATTAGTAAAAACAGTTACTGCAAGTTCTGTTTCAGATGTTGAAGTAACTAATATATTTACAACTGATTATGATTTTTATAAAATTATTGTTACTGATTTAGATATATCTTCAAATAGCGTAAATTTAGAAATGAGATATTTAAATAGTAGTGGAACAGAAATTACTACACAACACTCATGGCTTAGACATGGTTTACAAAATACTAGAACTTATTTACAACAAGGTGCATCAAGTGTAAGTGATTTTGATTTAATAAATATTGATAGCACCAATGCTCATAATCCTGCAATTATTATTTATGTTTATGACCCATTGAATACAAATTATTATACTCTTGGTAATTACGAAAGTATGACATATAATTTAAATCCAAATAATTACAAAATAGAAGGCAACTATGGTGCAATACATTACAATAATACACAAGCGTTAAGTGGCGTAAAATTTAAATTGACTAGTGGTACAATAGAACAGATTAATATAAAAGTATATGGATTTTTGGAGAGTTAAAAATGGCTTTAGAATATGTTAATAAAGTAACTTTTGGTAATGTCAGTTCAGCAACCATCACAGGTATAAATAGTGATGATATGTACCAATTACATTTAAAAAATATACAGGGTACAACTAACAATCATAATATTTATTTTAGATTTACAATTAGTGGAACAGGTCAATCAAGTGCTATTTATAATTACAATGTGCAAAGGATGGGTGCTTGGTTTTATTTAGGTAATGATGATGAACAGTATGTAAATATGATTAATTTTGGTGGTAATCAAACATATACTTATACAAGTTTATCTGGAATTATGCAATTATATAATTTTAATTCATCAAGCCGAGAGCCAATGATTACATTTCATACTTCAAGTATTCCTTATAATACTGTCAATGGTGGCTGGGGACAAAAAGGTGGAGCGATTAGGAAAAATTCAGGTGGAGTTTATGATGGCATACAAATTTATAGGTCAAATGGTAACTTAGCTGGTGGGGAAATGGTATTATATAGACATGTTCAATGAAGGAGTATAAATGACAGAAGAACAAGCATTAGCATTAGCTACGCAAGAAATTGAAAATTCTAAACCACTAGAAAAAAATGTTAATGGTGTTGTATCTGAATTAACAGATGCAGAATATGCACAAAAGATTGAAGATTTAAAAAACTTTAAGCTAGACCAATATAACAATGGGTATAAGTATGACAGGCAAATGGCTTATTTACCTATCCCAGAACAATTAGATATGCAATACTGGGATAGTGTTAATGGAACAACCACTTGGGCAGACCACATAGCACAGGTTAAATCAGATAATCCAAAACCTAGCTAATAAAAAAACCTATGATACAATCCAATTATGGATTTTATTTTTGGTTTCTTCGTAGGTTATCTCTGTAAAGAGATAGTATCTTATCTTAAAAGATTAAGTGAGTATGACTGGAATAATCGCACAGTATATAAAGAAGATTGGGATTGGTTATCTCACGAGGACCTACCATAATGTCTGATTCTAGTAGTAACGGCTTTACTACAAAACAATATTTAGAACTTATTAAAGAAGGACAGGCAGAATTGAAACAAGAATTAAAACAAATTAATCAACGCATTGATGTATTACACGAAAAAGTTAATGCAAAAATAGACAAATCAGAATTTTATAAAACACTTCTGCTGATTGCTACAGTAATATCATTAGTAGGAATGTTTTTAATAGGAGTATAAATGAAAGCACAAGTAAACTTGTCACAAATATTACAAGGTGGTTTAGCTGCTCTTGTTGGATGGTTATTTAAAACAGTAAATGATTTACAACAAGAAGTAGCAGTATTAATTGTTCAAATAGATTCAGCCAAAGAAGATTTATTATCTTTAGCTATGAGAGAACAAGAATTAAACTCTGCAATTACAGAAATATTAATTAAACTAGGAGGATAATATGGACTGCTGCGGTAGTGGTTGTTGCGGAGGTAAGTAATGTGTTCTGTTAATATAAAAGAGGACGGTTCATTCGTACAAGTATGTAACTGTAAACATGGGAGTACTCATTGTGAAAATAATAAGTAGAGATAGTTGGGGTGCAAAACCCGCTAAAAAAAATTATTCTAAGTTAGGAGAAGTAAAAGGTTTAGTAGTGCATTGGTCTGCTTATCCAGTAGCTATTGGTAATCAAGCAGAGATGGACCAGTGTAAAACTATACAAAGACTACATCAAGTAGATAGAAACTGGAATGATGTAGCATATAACTTTATAGTAGGAGATACAGGACAATTATATGAAGCAAGAGGTTTTGGAAACAGGAGTGCTGCACAAGGCGGCAACAACAGGGAAGAAATTAATTACAATAACAAGCATTACGTTGCTGTGTGTTGGCTTGGTGGCTCCAAACCTACCGACCAACCTTCTTCTGAAGCTCGTGCAGCCGTTGCCTGGCTCCATGAACAAGTAGGTGGTGAACTTAGACCGCATAGTTCTTTTAAACAAACTAATTGTCCTGGTGATTCCTGGAGACAATGGATTATAGAGAAGAATAATCCTAGCATAAATAATAAAACACAACCAGATATGGTACATCCTAATTCTTTACAAAAGAAATTAGACATAATTATTGCTAAACTTGAAAACATAGAGAACAAATTAAAGTTAGGAAAACTAATACGATGAGTGTAGAACTTAAATCAATGTTAGAAAAAACTCTTTGGACTTTTGTGGAAGCCTTTATTGGGGCTTTAACAGTAGCTCCATTAGTCGGTGTTGACGCATCGGCTCTTCAGCTAGCTGCTATGTCTGGTGCAGGTGCAGCTTTAGTTGTAGTAAAAGAGTTTGCTAAAAAACAAGTAAACAAGTAATTTTTAAAACGTAACTTACCCTGTTGCAGCTATGTATAATGGTTATAACAGGGAGGTTAATATATGACTAATAAAATTCCAGAAGAATGGGGTAACAACTTCTATAAATCTGGATGGCAACCTGGACTAGAGGTTAACGAAGCCACTGGTCAAGGTGAAATCACACACGTTGGCACGGACCCAGACTTTAGAAATAAGTTTGATGATATTCTGCGTGACTGGGGGTTTGACCCCAAGCTATATGAAATTGTAGATACAGTTAAAGCTAGTAGCTGGAACGTACAATTAAAAGGTGGCAGAACAGAAACCTTTTTTGCATTTAAAGGTATAGTACGTAAGAAGAATCCTGGTCAAGATAAATACTTCAAAGCATTATTCAAACAAGCTGGTAGAAAACCACCATTAAAATTAAAAACACATGGTGGTGACACAGCATTCTTATTCTTTATGGCTGATTGGCAACTAGGTAAGAAGGACTTTGGAGTAGAGAATACTATTAAACGTTATGACATAGCGCTGCAAGATGCAGTCAACAGAATCAAAGAGCTGCGCAAGTCTGGTGTAATGATAGATGAAATATATATGATAGGATTAGGGGACCTCACAGAAAACTGTACACCACATTTTTACGAAAGCCAACCACACAATGTTTCTCTCTCACTGATTGAGCAATACGCATT